TAGTCACACCTGTAGCTGCTGTGATAGTTTGATTTGATCCACTATTATTAATAATCGACACCGCATCACCAGCAGACATTCCTGTAGCAGGTACAGTAACGCCACCAGTTGAAATATAAACAAGTTCACCAGCAACGCCAGCAACTAATGTATAACCAGAAGATTTAGTTGCTGCAGGTATAGAACGCAAATTGCCTTTGCTGTCTGATATTGTTCCAGTTACCGTAACCCCAGCGGTTGTGGTTTCTATTTTTTTAGAACCATTATGAAATAGCTCTACGGCTCCGTTAGCTATATATTTAGCATAATATTCATTATCCCAATCGTTATAGTAAAACTGACTTCCGTCGGTCCTAATCCAGAACTCACCACCAGTATTGTCTATGTATGAGTTTCCCCCAGTATGGTGGAGCTTTAGATCATTGCCATATCCAAATGTAGCTTTAGCACCATCGTCCCATCTCCAAGTATCGTTAGTTCTTATCTCACCAGTTGTATTGTTAATAAACGAATTACTTCCATCATGATAGATCTGGAGATCATCCCCTGTTCCAATTCTGATCTCTTGGTTATCAGTTAAATCTATTTTCTGACCAGTACCAGTAAAGTTTATTTTATTTTGAAATTGAGTTCCAGTCGATACTGTTTCTAATTGCTTAGTGCCTGAGTGGTATAACTCTACGGCTCCGTTGGTTATAAATTTAGCTTTCCATTGATTTTGGGCTGAATTTCTAATAGCAACATCATCTGCTCCAATATAGAAATTACCTTGATCAGCAGCATAAGTAATGTTTGCTGATCCACCAGCCTCATGCCGCATTGTTAAATCACTAGACGCACCAAATTTAAGGTACTTATTGTCTGGTATATGTATATTCTCACTAGATGTCCACGCATCAGTAGCGTTAACCCAGTTAAACGTCTTATCTGTACCACCCTTAAGTGTAATACCACCACCATCAGCTGTTGTATCTGTTGGTGTTGCTACCTTACCTAATTCAAGGTTCTTATCATCAATACTGACAGTAGTTGAGTTAAGTGTAGTAGTTGTACCATTTACAGTTAGATCACCCGATAGTGTTAGGTTAACTGCAGTAGCTGTACCTGTTAAAGCAGGTGAAGCTAGAGGTGCTTTAGTATCTGCATAAGCTTTGACTGACTGCTGACTAGGAGGTCTAGTAGCACTATCAGTAGCCATATTATCTTCATCAATCAGTGATAAAGTTTGGTTATCTACATAAGCTTTAACTGACTGTTGACTTGGTACCTTTGTTGCACTATTAGATACAAGATCATCTTGATCAAGTAGATCAGAAGATATGGCATAGTTATTAGCATTTGCTGCAATACCATCTAGCTTTGCACCATCAACAGAAAGGTCTCTACCATCAACTGTTTGACTACCAGAGAAGGTTATATTACCTGTAAACTCATCTCCAGTCTTAGATACTAAGTTACCAGTAGCTGTTACACCACCTTGCCAAGCACTACCGTTATATACCTTTAACTCATTACCAGACGTATCAAAGTAAAGATCACCTACATCTAAGCTAGAAGAAGGTGCAGAACTTGCTACACGATAACGATCTGCAAAGTTATTAACACTAGAGATATTCGTAGCAACTGTTGAGATATTACTAGCTGCACCAGCTACTGTATTGATATTACTATTGTTATCAGCAACAGTATTGATATTAGTAGAATTAGAGTTTACAGCTGAGATATTAGAAACATTAGGTGCTACAGCGTTGATGTTAGTTGCGTTACCAGCAACAGCTGTAATGTTTGAATTATTATTCGCTACAGCATTGATGTTTGTAGAGTTATTATTGACTGCATTGATGTTAGTTTCATTGTTTGCAACAGCATTAATATTACTAATATTGCTTGAAACTGTAGTAATGCTAAGTGTACTTGGAGATAGTCGATGGAAGTTATATGTATGAGTTGTACTTGTTGTTTCTAGAATTACACCATAGCCAGCTGTAAGAACTGTAGTTCCACAACCATTAATAGTAACTGTAACTCCACTACCAGCTCCATCAGCAATAGTAACTACACCTCCACTTGGAGTACGTGAGGAAGACATAGCCTTGATACTGATAAGAGTACCAGCACCATTGTTTACATCTGGGTTACTTGTTGGGAAGCTTGTTTCATTAGCTATCGGTACAAAACCACCAACGTCTTCTACTAGGTCTACTATCCTTGCATCAATAGCAGCTGTAGTAGCTATATAGTTATCACTAGCAGACCAAGTATTACCTTGGCTTATTGTCTCACTACTATCTTGTCTGAAATATCTAGTATCTAGTTGTCCTGCATTCAGCTCAGCTTCAGTGTAGTATCTGTTATCTAGCTGACCTGCATTAAGTTCAGTCTCTGTATAGTACCTGTTATCTAATTGACCAGCGTCTAATTCTGTTTCTGTATAGTATTGGTTATTTAATTGTCCAGCATTTAACTCTGACTCTGTGTAATACCTACCATCAAAATGACCACCATCTAAAGTAGTCTTTGTGTAGTAACGAGTATCAAGATCCGTTGATCCTACTGAGGTTACGTGACCCTGAGCTGTAACAGTGACATCCTGTAAGACAGTACCATTACTATTATTAACTGTTTGGTTAGCACCAGTTACGTTATGAGCAAATGTAGTAACACCACTTGATGTAGCTTTGCTTAGGTCTGTACCTGCAGCCAAAGCACCATCAATAGCAGCTGAGGATTGAGTATCTACATATGTTTTATTTGCAGCATCAGTACCAGCTGTAGGTGTTGCAACATTGATAACCTTATTATTACCAGCATTGAAGTTACCTTGCATAGGGCTAGTACCCAAGGTATTCATAGCGTTGTTATCTACCTCTTGTGCTACATAGAGGATTTGGTCAAAGTCATTATTTAAGTCTTCCGCCTTAATCGCTGAACCAGGATAGAATGTAGCCTTCTTATTGTCGTTATCCGTATTCCTGTAAACGATGACTACAGCTCCGTTAGCAGGAGCTGCGTTCATCTGTACAGTTGTAGCGTTGGCGAGGGTAAATGCAGTTGTATCAGTACCGTCAACTTTAACCTTGACATCGGTACTTGCTAAATATGGGAATGTAAATGAAAAAAGAACGGTCGAGCCGTTCCCTGTGTATTGGTTTTGTGTAACAGCCATGTCGCTATAATTGGGAATATGGGTGGTTATTTAACTTTCATCTGTTTTTCAAATTCTTGTACTTTCTGATTTATCTCTTCGTCTCTTTCATAGTTGCCTTGTATTCTAGCTTTATCTCCAAGCTTATTAAGTTTATGAGCTTGATCTAATGCTCTACCTTCAGGGCTATTCTCTAACAACATATTCCAAGCTCTTTTCTTTGCTTCTCTAAGGATTGATTGAAGTTCCTTACCATGCATTGTTTGATGTGCTTGGTGTGTTCTACCACTAGATCTATGCTTCTCCATGGTCTCAATTGATTCCTGTATCTCTGGATGTTCAAAGAATGGTTCTAGTTGAGCTTCTACGTTTTGCTGACCTAAATAGAATTGATACTGAGACTTAAGGTTTGGGTGTCCTTCTAAGCTCTGACCATCAGGACCAGTATTAAATGTTTGTTTGAAGTTTACTCCACTTCTAAACAACCATTCTCTAGTTTGGTTAGTACCTATGTTGATGTTGAAAGGCAAGATTGCATTGGTAAGCCTAGTTACAGGATCCCAATCCCTTATTTTTTCACCATTTAAAATGTCGTACCTATATGGAATGATAGATCCGTTAGTTAACACATCAGCCCAAAGGTTCCTATTACCTATACTTTGCCAGAATCCAGACTCTAACTCTCTCATACCTGGAGAGAGAACCTTACCTACCTCATTTCTTAAACCAGATAGAGGGATTTGATTATTGATAAAGTTAGCAGCAACACGTGGAGCATCACCACCTTGACTGGTTAGTAGATCTTGTAGTTGTAGTAGACCTGCTAGGAATGACTTATTAACTACGTTTGCACTGATTAGATAAGACGCTTTACCAAAATGATTACCAGCCCATGTATCACCCATAACTGATTGAGAATCAACTACATCAGCCATGAAACTAAAGAACATATTGAAAGGTTCTATTGCTTCGTAACTAACATACTTATCACCAATCTTGATTGATCTGGGTTGCCATCCAGCTTGCATCCATGAGTTTCTTAGTCGTCTATCTGGAGGACCATTACCTGTGATCTGACCATTAACTGCCATTAGAGCAGCTGTTGATGTAAAGCCATATCCAATAGCCATACGTCCTTTCATGACTGACTTAGCTAACTCAAGATCTCGTTGATTCTTAATTCCATACTTAAGCATTGAAGGGTCATCCCAAGCTTTAGTCATGATGTCAACGTGCTCACCAATAAATTGATTTAATATTGGTGTGTACTTAGAAGTCATCTTTAATGCGTTCACACCTGTTCTTGCAAACAGAAAGAACGGTCTAAGGAATGGCATTTTGTCAAATGCTGTATCTAAGTCCTTAGCAAACCCTTGTAAGTCTTGTGTAAGCTTTGCTTCATCAGCAGCAAACAACGCCATCTCATCAGAGACTTGTCCATCTTTAGTAAAGACCTTACCTTCAAAGTGACCTTCGGCAGCTTTAACTAGCTCATCAAAATCTTGATCAGATAAGTTCTTGTTGGAGATCTTTGCTCTATCCCATACATCATCAAAAGCTATTTGCCTTAACCTTCCTCTACCTATGATTTGGGTAAAGTAAGTATCCATAGCCTTCATCGTACGAGGACCATAGTTAAGGAAAGGTAGTTTATTAACTCCTCTTAGTTGATCTGCTATGTGATATGCAGCTTGATCTTTAAAGTCTCCATGCTTCTCAAAGAACGAACCTAATGCACTCCATTCTTTATCGCCTTTAGATTGAGTAAAACCTCTAAAGCCTTCTTCATGCATGGTGTATGACTGGAAGTCAGCTACAGCTTTTCTCCAAGCATCATTCCTTGCATCAACCATTGCACCCAATGAAGAGAATGCACCACGTACTGTTTGAGCATCTCCCATAGCACCAATGATGGTTGCTACTGGACGCATGATTGTACCTAAACCAGTACCTATTAATGCTCTTACTGGAGTCTTAGGACCAGACAACATGGAATTAACTCCCATGGTCTGTAGTTCATTGATGATTGCATTACGTTGGTATTTATTACCATCTTTATATCCATGAAGTCTATTCTTCATGAATGACGTGAAGTCTTTAAATCCTTGTTTACTACCATTAGATACAGCTGTGAAGTGTAGAAATGTCTCCATCAAGTCATCGTCTACATCTTCTTTCAATAACTTCTTAAATGAAGCTATCTCATTTGCTGCAGCATCTGATGCCTTACCACGTATATCAGCTTGTTCAATAGAATCTTTAACACCTGAGTTAAATTTCCTTAATTCAAAACTAGATAATAAACTGGTTTCTTTTCTCATCCTTGCAATACCTGCATAGCGAGATAAGATCCCATCTAATACAGAACCATCAGCAGCTATATCAATTTGATCACTAACACTTAAAGCTGCTTTAGCTAAGTCTCTTGCCTCGTAAAGCATTTGACCAAGTACAGTATCTGTTGCAATTAACTGAGATTTATTTAATACACCTAAGCCTTCAATGACTGTTTCTTTATTAGCATCTTTGGCTTTGATGTGCTTCAAAACATCTTCCTGATCTATATCAATTAACCTGCTATGACCGCTGTCATTGATAAATTTAGCTAGATCAAGTTGTGCTTCAGCGAGATCCTCACTGATTGCCTCTGGCATTGAACCACCATAAATCTTTTGATAGGCAGGATCAGCTTCTAGCTTTTTAGCTAGTGCATCTCTTTCTCTAAGTGATGTACCAGGAGCATTATATTCAAGCTTTCTTATTGTTGCTTCAGTTAACGTACCTCTAGGAGAACCATACTTTTGATCAGTTTTGTTTCTGATCTCAACCATATCTCTAACACCTTTCATAGGTTTAGAGGAACTAGATAACGCTTGGTTATCAGATATATCACCACCTTTGTAGTAGGCAGGATTAGTTCTTGGTTTACCTTTAGTTACGTCTTGTTCTAACTGTTGAACTGCTAGTTCTTTATTTGCTTTATCTTGCTTAATTAATCTTCGACCAAGGTTTCTTTCTTCACCCCAGTCAATATTGTTCTTATCAGCATAGGTTTGTTTGAAGGTATTCTGCTGTTCTTTAGTGAGTTGATCCCAAGTTGGAATCCTTTTAGAAACTGGTAATTCTTCTAAACCTTGCTCTTTTCTAATTTTATTACCACCAATCCTTGATTCATTAGTTTTATCAAAGAATTTCTGAGTTACCCATCTACCATCATAACCTCTGATTTTCTTAGCATCAGTAGGATGTGGTGAACCAGGAGTTACTTTTCTTTTGGTTTTTAATGAGTTCTCATAAGCTTTCTTAGCACCAACTTCTACCTTTTCAGTCTTAGCTTTGTATTCAACATCACTACTACTCTTAATAGATTTATCAAGTTTACTTTGAGCTTTAACTGTCTTAAGTGCTTTCTGACCATCCTTTGATAAAGAACGTAAAGTCCAACCAGCACCTTCTAAGAATGTATCTCCAAGTATACCAACACCTAAACCTTCAAAACCATTCATGAAAGCTTTATGGGCTGGTGACATATCCTCTGTTGTTGCGAAATGGTTCAACAAAGGAGCAAATCTTGGTTGGTATTCAATTAGAGCAGCAGTCATATTCTGCTCTTGAGACTGGTTACTGATTATGTCGTAAGTAAAACCTTTAGCTCCTTCTGTTATCATCCGACCTTTCATGGTCTTCTGTGCAGTACCTATAACACCTTTTAAAGGTGTGGCAGAAGCAAGACCTCCAGTTAATCGCATCCCGTAGTACAGCTCAGCAGCACCACGTAAGAACTTTCCCCATTGAGTTTTCATTATGGGGTTGTAGTTAATTAGAAGTGGTGACTCATACTTGTATGGGTTTAATGGATCACTTGGTTGATAGAACTTCTTATCAAAGAACTTAGGTAGGGAGACAATACTGTTATAAGTATCTATCATCCCACCAACAACTGCTCTACCTAATTCACCTTCATGTGCAGGTCTGTTCTCACCAGCATCAGGCATGAACCCACCTTTGGATTCCTTTACCTCTGGTATGTCCTTTTCATTCTGGTCTACTGCATCTACTAAGGAGTCTTCATTCTCTTCAGCTTCTTTTTGCTGACGTTGTTGCTCTTCGAGTTTCTCTACATGAGCATCGTGTTTCTCATAAAAACTATCTCTATAATCCATCACACACCTCCGAATAATGGTATGAGTTTTGCTTGATCAAACTCATCACCGAAATCAAATTTCAATGCTTTATTAGCTTTTGTAGGTAGCCATGAATGACCTACACCTGGAATCTCCTGACCGTTGACATGAAGTTTGCTTGTTCTGTCATAGATAGATTCAAGTTGAATTCTGTCAAACTGCTCTTCACCTAATATCTCATTAGGTAATATCCATCCATTGTTGATAGCATTTAAGATATCACTGAAGGTAGTTAAATATGGACCGATCTCAGCCTGATTGTCTGGGTTATCTCTTCCTAGATTGACATAAGCTTCTGCAGTGAAATACGCAGGTAGTTCTGTTTGAATACCATTAACTTCATAGTACGTATAAGGATCTTCACTCTTATTAACAGCCTTCTTACTTTGACAAGCTTTAAGGATGAGTGGCTTATCTTTGCCTTGTGGAAATTTACTTAGACATCTTTCAGTCTTACTTAGATTAGGTTTATTAGTAACCATCCTTTTTATACCTCCCTCTTGTGGTAGCCAAGGTGCTAACCCTGCCATACCTGGAGCTTGGATTGGTTTCTTACCAGCTCTATCTAAGAAGATATTTGCTATTTCATGAGGACTTAAGTTTGGATAAGCAACATCTAAGTTACCTAAGAAACCAGGCATTTCACCACCTAGTCTCATCATCTCTAATGCACGTAGGTCATCATCATGGAGAGTTCCATCTATGAGGAATCTCTCTGGTTCTGTACGTGCCTTATCTAAGTATTCATCTGCTCTTAAGTTAGGATTGACATTCTGCTTAAGACGCTTAAAACCACCACCTCTAAACCTTAATTTTCCGTTAGGATGTTTAAGTAACTCGTAGATATCTTTATCTGCGTTTAGTAAATCTTCTTCTGTCTTAACAGCATGATCCCAAGCATCTTTATTAGTAGGAAACTTACCAATGTTTAATCGGTAGTTATCTTTAATTCTCTTCTCAGATTCAGTTATAATATCTTTTACTTGACCTGTGATGTTGTCGTCAGAGACAATTTCTCCAGCATGTCCTTTAATCTTCTGACCAAAGGCATCTAAACTACCTTTACGATATTTCTCATCTAAGGACTCAGGTCCGTTAACTGAAAACTTTCCCCACTTATCAATAGCTCTTTTACTATATCTACCACTGGTTAGTGATTGCCAAGTGATTCCATTCTCTGATTCATATAAACCTGATAATTCAGCTTCTTCAAAATTCTTTTGTACCTGTTCTACACTCTCATAAGATTTCCATCCATCAGGTATTGGTAATCCTTTGCTACTCCAAGTTTGATGAGCATAGATAGCCTTCTGTTCTTCTGTCTGAAGACCCTGTGTAGCAACACGATTACTCCAGTTGCCTAGAGCTGCACCGTTATAAGCTTT